TCAACACTATGTCGATATGTCTATTAGCTCGACAATTAACCTACCGTCATGGGGCAGCAAGTTAAATAATCCTGATACAGTCGATAAGTTTGCTGAAACTCTAGCTAGCTATGCTCATGGCTTACGAGGTTTCACAGTATACCCTGACGGTTGTCGTGGTGGGCAACCACTTGTCTCAGTTCCCTATACAGATGCTGTGAAGCAGTTAGGGCAGGAGTTTGAGGAAGCCGTAGAGACCCATGATATTTGTGACATAACCCAACATGGAGGTAGCTGTGGTGTCTAAGATGAAAAGTCCTGCTATTGCAGAGGAATATATACCAGAGACTAGCTATGAACTCATCGATCATCTTGCTGAAATCTATAGGCCCAGATGCATATTGCCAAATGAAACGCCAGAAGAAGCCCATCGCTTCGCTGGAGCAGTAGATCTGGTTAATCAACTATTAGACTGGAAAGCAAATGAGATGGGAATTGAAACTCCACACGCCCGACCAAGAAATGCAGGATCATCTACGGCAATGGAGATACCCATGTTATCGAATATGGACGATTGAAGCTCTTAAACGAAACGCTTTTGTATGTCGTATTCAATATAATAGAGAACCTAAAGGGTATATGTGGTTAAGCAACGTCCCTGACAGTTATCGGGTCTTAGAGATGCACATTTGTGTTGATCAGGCTTATCACAAACAATGGTTCCGTCGATCATTACTGGAAGATCTTTACCAAGTCGTAAAGCTTTTGGATGGTCGTTACGTATTTATCATGCACAAAAACAACAGGTTCACAGAAACGCTAGCACGATTAGGGTGGACCGCTATTCCACCATTTGCTTACAGGAGAATTCTATAATGGGCGGCTTCATTAGATCACCATCAGTTCCATCGCCACCACCAGCACCAGCCCCACTCTTCAGAGACTCATCTGGAGGGACTCACAAAACATTGGCACTACGGAATAAGGCGCAAGAGCAGATAGATCGCAAAGCTAAATTTGCCGCAGCAAGTGCGAATATAGGAAATCTTCAACAAATACGTGTAAGCCAAAGCGCAGGAAAACCAAGTGTCACTAATCCAGTAGTCGCAACTGCTAGTTCTGGTAGTGGCGTATCTATTGCAGGAGCATAGTGAATGGGATTTCTTAGCGGCCCAAGTATACCAGCTTATGTACCACCAGTTAATGCCGTCCCTGAGCCTGAGCCACCACCACCGCCCAAGCCTCAGCTTGATGCTGACTTGCCGCAAACTGAAGATGAGGTCAAAGCACGAATGAAGTCCGTACAGGATTCTCTTAAACTAAAGCAGGGACTGACAGGTCTATCAGGACTGAAAATTCCATTAATGCCAGATAATCCTGTCGTATGAGTGCTAAAAGCCGTTATCAAGACCTAGCCCTTCGTCGTGACTCTTTCTTAGATAGAGCGCGAGATGGAGCAGCCCTAACCATTCCATCCCTACTACCACCAAACGGACACACACATACTCAGAACCTACCGCAACCCTATCAGGGTCTAGGCGCACGATGTGTTGTAAACTTATCGTCACGTTTATTGACAGCCTTGTTACCGCCAGGTCAAAGCTTCTTTAAATTAGTGATTCCGAATGAGGCATTGATACAGTCAGGCCAACTCGCGGCTCCAGCAGAACTTGATAGAGGCTTTGCGTTAGCTGAAAAGCTTATTATGTCTGAGATCAATAGAGCCAATTGGCGTACAGCTACTAATCTAAGTATCCAACTACAGGTTGTTACAGGCAATTCACTTGAATATATCGGACCTGATAATCAGCTTAGGGTCTACAGGTTAGACCAGTATGTGGTTGAGCGAGATCTCACAGGCCAAGTCCAAGAGATTATTCTCCATCAAAAGATACCTCCCGATCAATCTCCTATTAAAAGCGAGACGAAACGCGATATGGGTCACGAGTTCGTTGATCTCTATACGTGGGTAAAGCGGAATAAAAAGGGTCTCTTCGAGGTACACCAAGAGATTGAGGATCAAATGGTTCCGAAATCCAAGGGAACCTACCAGATATCACCCTTTCTACCACTGCGTTGGTCTCTGGTTCCAGGGGAAGATTATGGGCGAGGTAAAATAGAAGAACACTATGCTGACCTTGTGGCACTAGACGGTATGGCGAAGGCTATGCTGGATGGTTCTGCGATGGCCTCACGCCACGTTTATCTTGTAAGACCCAATGCAACAGGGGCCAACTTAAGGCGGCGAATAGCTGAAGCAGATAATGGTGAAGTCGTTATTGGCAATCTTGAGGATGTCTCTATGCTTCAATTTAGTAATGTCGCTGGCCTACAGATTGCTGCTGAAGAAGTCAGGCGGTTAACAGAAGTATTAGCTCATGCTTTCTTATTGAACTCAGGCATTCAGCGAGATGCGGAGAGAGTGACCGCTACCGAAACGAGAATTCTCGCACAAGAAATCGAACAGCAACTGGGTGGCGTGTATTCCACTATGAGTCAGGAGATGCAACGAGCAAGACTTGAGCGTCTCATTGTTCAAATGGTTGAACAAGGCTCTCTTCCACCATTCGATGGTGATCTTATTGAACCTCAAATTACAACAGGACTGGAGGCACTTGGACGTGAGCAAGATGTTCACCGTGTCAGTGCAGCAGCCCAGATGGTGCAACTATTAGGACCAGAAGTTCTTGATTATGTAAAAATGCCAGAGCTTTTGACTCGCGCCTTTAATGGGCTTGGTCTTCCTCAAGTTATCCGAAGCGAAGAGGAAGCCAATCAAATCAGACAACAACGGCAAATGGCTGAAATGGCCCAACAGATGGGACCAGAGGTTGTCAATTCTGTAATAGAACAAGGAAACTTAGATGGCTGAAGAAGCAATCGAACAACTCCCCGAAAAAGGAACACCAGAATACGATGAAGCGATGGTTAAGCGTTTTGACCAGGGTCTCGGTGATGGTAACAGCGAACAAAAATTTGAAGCACCACCTACCGAAATACCTCCAATGCCAGAGAACGGACATGAGAAATTCTATAATAAAGAGACTGGTGAATATAACTGGCAGAACCACTCAACAGAACTTCAGTATCGGATTGATCAACAAGCAAAAGAACCAAAGGTTGATACTCCCACTGAAGAACCAAAAGACAGCGATGTTAATTGGGATGAGTTAAGTGAGAAATTGACAGCAACCAGAACTCTGGAGACAGCAGACTACGAAAAGCTACAAGGTATTGGTATCCCAAAAGAAGTCATTGATAGTTATCTGGAGCTTTTAGCTACAGGTAGCGAGGCGGCTACGCAGACAGCTATTACCTATGCTGGTGGTCAGGAATCAATGGAGAAGCTTTTTGGGTGGGCGCAACAAAACTTAACGGAGGAAGAAATTGGGAATTATAATGATATATTGGCTGGGACAAATTGGCGCATGGGTATTGATAGTCTTCGCGTGGCTGCTGGGATGGCTGGTGAATCCACCGATCAGGATGCTGGAGGACCTCAACTCATGGAGGGTCAAAATGCGGCTCCAAGCGGAAGCGGTTTTACTTCGTCGGCTGAAATGATTGAGGCCATGAAAGATCCCAAATACAAGTCAGATCCATCTTTTAGGAATCAGGTTCGTATGCGCGTAGGACGCTCGAACTTCTAAGAATACCCATCAGGGTATAACGACCCTCAAACTGAGGCCGAGCCAAGGCTCACAACCAATCTGAGAGTGGTCTTAATTAAACCTACATTAACCTTAATAAAACGAAAGGAGTCCTATTATGGCTCATTTACACGATTTCGTTGGGGCTGGTGAATCGGTTCAAGCAGGACACGCAAACTCCTCAACTCTACCAACTGGTGGAGTGCCATTAGGAGGGTGCGGATTACTCACAGACCGCGAAACTACCGCAACGATTGCAGACGCTGATACTGCTTGGTATGCAGCATCTGGATATAATGCTGCTGGGGCAACCCAATGGGAAGTCGGTGTCGGCGTTGTATCGGTCACAAATTCCAACATAGCTCGAAGTAACGGAAATGTTTATAACTCCAGTAACTCAGCGAATGCCGTAGCGTTCACTGGGCCTGTAAAGATATTTTACATTCCAGTCACGAGCGCAACAGTCAATGCGACCAATGGTGATTTGGCAACTGCCGCCGCCGTTGGCCTAATTGGTTAGGGGGTAGATCATGGCATATGGTGTAAGTTCTACTCCAGCAAGGTTTGGTTATGGTCAATCAACTAGTGATGATCGCAATCTATTCCTTAAAGTTTTTGGTGGTGAGGTATTAACCGCATTCACTGAAGCTGTTATCACTCTCGATAAACACAACGTCAGAACCATAGAGCATGGGAAGTCAGCCCAATTCGCTAAGACGTGGAAGGCCACAAGTGCCTATATGGAAGCTGGGCAACAAATGCTTGGTAACGATATAGATACAACCGAGGTCACGATTACGATTGACGGACTGCTGGTTTCTCATACGGCTATCTATGATTTAGACGAGAAGATGTCACACTTCGATGTAACATCTGAGTTCTCGGCTGAATTAGGTCGTGCTCTTGCAAGAACTTTTGATGGTAATGTTCTCCGTCAGATCGTCCTTGCGGCACGTACTAGTGCAGATGGCCCATTTCCAGCAGGGAATGTCATCACTGACTCAGCGTTGGTCAATTCGTCCATAGCTGGCACAACTGGTAAGTCTTGGATTGATCACATCCGAGAAGCCAATGTCGCGTTGTTTAACAAGAATGTCCCACCTGATATGCCTCGTTACTTGGCAGTCAATGCGGCGGTATTCGATGCTATCAAGTATGGTGTTGATTCCTCACATGGATATCTTGTTCTCAATCGTGACTATGGTGAACAAGCTGGTGGCGTAGCAGGAGCAGGTGATGTAATTCAAATAGATGGAGTTACAATCATTCGGTCCAACTTGATGCCCACTGCGAATGAGACCAGTGATACGTCAATCTACTCAAAGTACCGAGCTAACTACTCAACAACTACAGGCATCATGTGGTGTCCTGGTGCTGTTGGTACGTTGAAGTTGCAGGATATTGCAATGGAAACCGAAAGGGACGTGCGAAGGCAAGAGGACTTCATGGTTGCTAAGATGGCTGTGGGTAGCGGCACATTACGACCAGAATTAGCCGTCGAATTTAAGACAAGCTAATCCTTTCTAACCTAGGGAACTCTGTGATTATCGCAGGGTTCCCTTTTTTTTAATCATAGGAGATTGAAGTATGGCAGCAATGTCTAAGCTCGAAGCCGTCAATTTGATGCTCGATGCAATAGGTGAGTCTCCAGTCTCCTCTCTAACAAGTGGGTTGGCAGACGCAGAGACAGCCGAAAGAATATTTAATCAAGTCAATAAAGATGTCCAATCTATCGGTTGGCATTGTAACAGAGATAAAAAGTATACCATCAGCCGAGATGCAGATAATAAAATGCCTCTCCCAAACAATACACTGACCGTAGATACCACCCAGGAACACAAATATATCAACGTGGTTCCTAGAGGAGGGTATCTATATGACGTAAAGAATAGATCGTTAACGTGGACTACCGATACGGATAACAATGAGTCCTTCCTATATGTCGATATAGTGATGGAGCAGGACTACGCTGAGTTAACCTACAGCCTACAGAGATATATCTCAGCGAAGGCTGCGAGAGAGTTCCAAGAGTCTGTCATGTCCTCAGTCGCATTAGATGGTTTTACGAAAAGAAAAGAGATGGAGATGTACAGTGCGTTGCTCCAAGACGAGGCAGAGCGAGAAGACGCAAATGTCCTCTATGATAATAACTATGCCTACAAGATAACTCGACGTAAAAACAATGAACTATATGGAACCTAATGGGTAAACTTATCGAGCAGCCGATTAAGGCTCTCTATAATGGCGTATCCAGACAACCACATAACATCCGCTTAACCTCTCAGGTACAGGAGTCAGAGAACACTCTGCATTCCGTAGTAACTGGGGGATTCGAGAAGCGGCCTTGCAGCCAGCATATAATAACAACATCTGGTCTTGCGTCCTCTGGAGAGCTTGCAGTTCATCCGATAGATAGAGACCCTACGGAGCAATATCTTGTAATCATCGATACGGCAGGTGTCCTGCAAGTTTATGATGTGATTAACAATGTAGCTAAAACAGTTAATTCATATAGTGGTGCGGTAGACACTTATTTAACCACGAGTAACCCTCGAACTGATCTTGCCTTTGTAACTATAGCTGACTACACGATCATCGTTAACCGTAACACTACAGTCACTTTAGATGCTGGAGTTTCAGATACAACCAATGGATCTCATAATACGACTGTCACTACGATTACAGTGGATAGTACTACTGGATTTCCATCTGCTGGAGCTATAAAAATAAACAATGAAGTGATGCATTATACTGGCACGACCAGCACTACCTTTACAGGAGTTACTCGCGCACAAAACAGCACCTCGGCTGGTACTCATTCGGATGGAGCCACAGTTATTCCAGCCGTTAAAACCTTCGTTGATACGTTTGGAGATCTAGCAGCATCAGGAGCCACTGGTATTCATGCCGTTACGAATGGAGCCAGTACGCTCGATGACTTTTATGTTGTCTATGATGATGAGACAGCCAGTTGGGTAGAAACAGTTAAGCCAGGGTTACAGAATGGCTTCACGTCTACGACTATGCCTCACAAGCTGGTAAGAAACGCTGATACAACATGGACTGTAGGTCCGATCACATGGGATACACGCCCTGTTGGCGATGAAACAACAGTCCCAGCCCCTCAATTTGTAGGACGCAAGATCAACGATGTGTTCTTCTTTCGTAACCGCCTAGGGTTACTGGCAGATGAGAACGTATTTTTCTCCAAGTCAGCAGACTTCTTCGACCTCTGGCCTGATAAGGCCACTGAGGTGCTTGCTACTGATCCTATAGATGTAGCGGCATCATCAACGAAAGTAACCCTGCTGAGGTGGGCAGTACCCTTCCGTAAGAGCTTGTTTCTTTCAGCCGATAGAGCACAGTTTGAATTATCAACGACTGGTCTCCTTACACCAAGCAATGCAACCATTGATCTAGCCACCAATTACAGTACGCCCAACTATGCGAAACCTGTACCTATGGGTGATGAAATCTATTTTGCTGGGACATCAGGCGATAACACTGTTGTCTACGAGTATTTCGTAGAGGACGATACGTTAACGAATGTAGCCCTAGATGTGACTAAACACGCAGAAGGCTACGTGCCATCTGATGTCACTCTGATGGCTGGTGATCCAACCACAGGAAGACTATTCTGTTACACAGATGTAGCCGACGGAACCGACAATGATCAGGTCTACACGTATTCAGTCTATTTCGATGGTAACGAAAAGGCGCAGAGTGCGTGGTCACGATGGGATTTTGACTGTACTGCTATTAAAGGCATGGCTGTAATCGAGGGCTATTTGTTTCTCGTCACAGATCGAGATGGAGTTAGACTGATTGAGAAGGTTCCTCTGATGCAAGAAGCACCAGATGCGACCTTAGGTCATGCGATCATGTTAAATGCCAGAGTTAATCTCACTGGTAGTTATTCTTCTGGTACAGGTCTTACAACGTGGACACTACCCTATAAACACAGAAGCACAGCGCAGGGTATTCTTCCAGCCGCCTTCGGTACAAATGCTGGAAAGAAACTAGCTCTCACATATATCACGAGTGGTGGCTTAAATCAGGTGACAGCCGTAGGCAACTTTTCGGCTAACGCTGCGACATTCGGTATGCCCTACACAATGACTGTAGAGTTCTCTAAGCAATACCTGAGAGAGCGCGACCAAAGCTCTATTCTAAACGGACGATTTCAACTTCGTAGGATGAAATTGTATTTTACTGACACAGGGTATTTCCAGGCTGTTGTTACACCTGAGAATAGAAGTGCCAAGACCTATACGATGACAGGTCGTATTCTTGGAAGCTCAACCAATATTGTCGGTAAGCCAGCACTATTAACAGATGTCTGGGATTTTCCCATAAAAAGCAGAGGAGACAGAGTTACAATTGAAATCAAGAACGATAGTCATATGCCCTGTGTCATCAACTCAGCAGTAACACTGGGTTACTTTAACGAAATTACGAGGCAGGAATAAAATGGCAGTAGCTCCAGCAATGATGATGGCAATCCAGATAGGTATGGCTGTAGCAGGTGCAATGGTACAGCGTAGCCAGCAAAGAAAAGCTGCTAGTGCTCAATTGGCGATGCGAACAGCAGAAGCCAATGCCGCAATGGACGCAGCCAGACGTACTCGTGAGTCAGCTATGGAAGTCCTCAGGGATCAGAGAGAGCAGACGGCTGATGTTACGGAACAAAGGAAATCAGATAGAGCACGAGCTGCTGATAGAGAAGCAGCAGAGCTAGTGGCCTTTGCAGCAGAACGAGGAGCTACGGATACAAATAGTTTCCTAGCTGAAATGGGTCAGCTTCAGTTCTTTAGTGCAACAGACCTCTCTCGATTAGAACGAGACGAAAGATTACGTCTTGAAGAAATCACCCAGCAAGAGAAACAGGTCGTAGAAGATCAACGAAGAGTTTTCAATCAGAGTTCCCTCAGTCTCTATGCTGCGAATATTGATAACAAATTGACCAAAGCTTTCGCCAATCA